CGAGCGAAAGTTTCAGATTTTTCGCATCTGGGGCTCGGTCTTCCGCCACCGTCACTATTACTGAGCGCATGTCCCGCTAGTAGTTTCAGCGCAGCGGGACTACAATGCTGTTATGCCAGATAAACCAGAAAACAAACCCGCATCTGGACGCACGTATCAGGAAGACGAATACTTTGATGTCGGGGAAGAACTCGCTCGCTCGTGGGCGGAAATCGAGGCGTGGAAGCGAAGCATCACCCCAGCCGAACCATCGCCAGAACCGACCATCCCCGAGATAGCCGACTGCGCCCCCAACAGCATCGGGCGGAATAACCCGACCGTAGGCGACCTATCGGGCGGAACTATCGGACGCACTATCGGCGGAGAGTGAACCTGCCCGTGAACGCCAAAAACCCCGAGGCTCGGGGGGTAAGCCTCGGGGTCTTGGTTGTGGGGAAATCGGTGAGGTTAGAGCCCCCACACTCCCTTCCACAGACGGGCGACTGCCTCTGCTTGCGCCACGTTATGGCACGGAATGTGGACGATGTGGGAGTCCGACGAGTCACCTGTCGGGCTCGACATCCACACATCAACGCTTGTGCCGACGGTGTGGACGAAGATGACCGAACCCTTCATTCGGACTTCTTCTCGTTCGAGTGTTTCACTCATTACTTGTTCCTCTCAGTTAGTAGGTACTCGGTCTCTCAACCGATGACTTCACTCTATCCCCTATCCCTATCCATGTCAAGTAGTTACAACACAAATCTTTATGACATTCGTCACACGCCACAGAACCCTCTACACACGCACAAGCACACAAGCACCAATAGCAAGTAGCACAATGAAACGCCTTTACCTCGACGACGACCACCTCGCCCTTGACTTCCCGTACGACCCCGATGAGGTCTCAGCCATCAAGCGCATCAACGGAGCCAAGTGGGACAAAGTTGCCCGCATCTGGCGAGTCCCTATGTCGTCGCTGGCGGAAGTGCGGGACTTCGCACAGGGTCTCGACTTCACTATCGACCCAGAAGTCCTCCTCTTCACCCTCCCTGAGCCCGACAACAAGGTCTTCGGCATCAAACTCGACGACAAATGGGTGTATTTATCCTTCGCTTACGACCCAGTTCGTGTTCGAGCCGTCAAGCAACTGCCTGGCGTGACGTGGGATGCCAAAACAAAGGCTTGGAAAGCCCCTCATACCTCGGCTCGTGATGTCATCAGGTGGGCTGAAGCGTTCAGGGAACCCGTGCCAGAAGAACTACTCGACTTGGCGGCGGAACTCGAAGGACGGCACTCCGCCCTCGTGGACGCATCCAAAGCGACCGACGCCGAACTGGAAGTTGCGGGACTTCCGCTACTGCCCTACCAGCGGGCTGGAGTCAAATACGCATCCGAAGCCAGACGCACGTTCATCGCTGACGACATGGGGCTCGGCAAAACCATCCAAGCAATCGCAACAATCGAGTATGTCTGGGATTCCTACCCCGCAGTCGTCGTTTGCCCACCGACCCTCGTCCTCAACTGGAAGAAGGAGTACGAGCGATGGCTGCCGCATCGGAAGGTCGCCACGGTCACGAATCGACGGGACTTCCCGACGGAGAAGTTCGATGTCCTGATTGTGGGATGGAGCAACATCGCTCACTGGGAGAAATCGCTCATCAAGTTCAGGTCGTACGTGTTTGATGAAAGCCATTATGCGAAAACTCCGACGGCTCAGCGAACAAAGGCTGCCGTCAAGGTGGCGAAGACCGCCCCCGCCGAAGGACTCGTGCTGTGTTTGACTGGTACCCCAGTCACCAACCGTCCCGCTGAGTACGCACCGCAACTCCAGATTCTCGGCAAACTCGACAAGTTCGGCGGGCTCTGGGGCTTTTACCGACGTTATTGCGGCGCATTCCGAGACAAATGGGGTCAATGGCACCTCGATGGTCACTCAAATCTGGATGAACTAAACGAAAAACTTCGAGCCGAGTGCTACATCCGACGGACGAAGGACCAGGTGCTGAAGGAACTGCCCGCCGTGCGGCACGCACCCGTGCTGGTGGAACCAAGCGATGCGGGGCTTCGGGAATACCGCAAAGCAGAAGCAGACATCGTCGCTTACTTCGTCGAACGTGCGAAGGAACTTGCCCTCGAACTGGGAGTTTCTCCAAAGTCAGCCGCAGTTCGAGCAAAAATGGCAGCCGAAGCCAACACCCACCTCATCCGCATCTCGGTTCTCCGCCGCCTCGCCGCCAAAGCGAAGATGACCGCTGTGAAGGAGTGGGTGGAGTCCCGCATCGAGGCGGGAAACAAGGTCGTCATCGCAGCGCACCATCGAGATGTCGTCGATGAACTCGCATCTGCGTTCGGCGGGCTCAAGATTCAGGGCGGGATGGATGTCGAAGTTGTTGAGGAAATGAAGGCAAAGTTCCAAGAAAGCGATGTTTCTGACGCACCAGTCATCGTTCTCTCGATTCAGGCAGCCAAAACTGGACACACGTTGACCGCAGCCCAGGATGTTTTGTTCGTCGAGTTGCCGTGGACGCCCGCTGATGTCGACCAGACATACAGTCGCTGCCATCGATTGGGGCAGCGGGGCTGTGTGACAGCAACATACATGCTCGCCTCAGGGACAATCGACGAAGACATCTACGGCATCATCGAGAAGAAACGTTCCGTCGTAACCGCTGCAACTGATGGCGGAGAAGTCGACGACGTGAAGATTGCGCAAGAAATCATCAATCTGTTCTCGAATCGAGCACTTTCGTAGATTTTTTTGGTCCTCTTCGAAGCCCCGTAACCCCTTGTAGATAAAGGGTTTTGGTTTCTGTAAACACCCGTGCAGACGACGTTGAGGTGGATACGTGGTTGCTGGGGGGTTAAAATAGATACATGCGCTACTGACATGCAACATTGGCGAACTTACTCGTTCCACGCCAATGCCTTATCCACCGAGTGAAAGAGAAATTGATGAAGCAATACTTTATCGGACCCCTATTTGCCCTATCCATCGGACTGTTCGGAGCAGTGTCTTCGTTCATCATCCCCGAGTCAAGAACAACTCCAGCATCGACAGTAGCCCCGCTAGCGCGCACAGTCGAAATAACTTCGCCAACTACTACATCAACGACGTCGACGACAACGACAATCGTTTTGACGCCCGAGCAAATCGAGTACCTACGCCAACTCGAAGTCGAAAAAGCCCGTAAAACATGGGGTAAATGCGGCGAATGGCACGACCTCGCCATCAGCGTTGGCTGGTCTGAAGACGAGTGGGTCAATCTTCAGCAGGTCATCTTCCGTGAAAGCCGATGCCAAGCAGATGCTTGGAACGGCGCGGACGCGGGACTGATGCAAATCAACCGTATCCACACCAAGTTCATCAACGAGATGGGACTCGGCACGTTCCCCGACGGAATGTTTCTGCCCGAGAACAACCTGCGGTTTGGACTCAAACTGTGGGAAGGAAGTTGCTGGAAGCCGTGGCGTTTCAGTGGCACGACATTTGGATGTGATAACCGATGAAAACTCTACGATTACTCGTCGCCCCAGTTCTTTTAGCAACGGTCATTACTGGGATTGGCAACAGCGCAAGTGCGACCTCGTACCCAAAGCAGTCAATCTCGATTCCGAAGGACAAGAAGAAGCGTTGTCCTCAGTACGAGCATCTGCTGAAGAAGTACGACCTGAAGCCCGTCGAGACATTCTCGTACATCATGTGGCGTGAGTCCCGCTGTAACCCGAAGTCACAGAACGCATCGTGGGACAAAAACGGGAAGATGACGTCGCATCTAAATGCGAACGGTTCGTACGACACTGGTCTTCTGCAAATCAACAGCAGTTGGAAGACGGTCACACGCAATGTCTGTGGCAAGAATGCGACAGACAACCACATGGCTGGTCTGAAGGATGTCGACTGTAACCTGCGAGTTGCTTCGTGGCTTCTCTACAACACGAAGAGCGGTATCAGGAACTGGGGTGGTTCGTCAGGTCTCTGACGGGTCGTCATCAAGTTTGTAGACCGTTGACTCGTTGTAGTCAACATAAACGATGACACGTGGCGGTTCTACTCCGCACGGGTAGTTGGCAGCCTCGTGATAAGTGCGAGCATCACACTTGATACAGGTCGGCGTGCCGTCGTCTGACACCCATTGGTGAGTGTCAAAGTTTGCGCGTGCTTCTTCGGGCGTGCCGTCGAAACGCTTGGGTACATCAACTGGTAGTGGGTCTGTTCCATAACTCATGTCAGTAGTCCTTTACGGGAAGTGGGAGTGCGCCCACATTGTATGGACGCACTCCGCACAGCCGTAGTCGATGCTATCGGGGAACTTCGACTTTGGGGAAGTTGTTCTTCCCATCGTTGGAGTAGGGACGGACAACGTTGATGGTGCCACCCGAGATGTAGTGGTTGTACACACGGATGAACGTACCGATGTTGTCTTTGGTGGAGTTGCTGTTCCAGCCTCGCTGGCGAGCGAGCCAGTTGCGCAGCGCGAGACGAGGGTCTCCTGCGACGAGACCAACACCGTCTGCGATGCGGTCGAGGAACTCTTCCACCTGCTCGACAGATGTTGCCGACTGTGCGACGACTGCGAACACAGCCCATGCTGTGCGAATGCCATCGACTGCCTTGTCGGTGCGCTGTCCAACATTGACTGCCCAACGCAGGAGTTCGATGTTCTCCTCGGAGTAGTCGACAACGTCCTGTCGGGTGACGAGTGACATTGCTTCGGTGTTGTAGATGTTCAGACCGTTCTCGATTCCAATGAGGATTCGAGTGACGGGTGCGATGTGCGTTGCTGAGCCCACACCTGCGAACGAGAGTGCGTCGGCAGGAGTGCGACCGAGACCACTGTCGATGACAGTGAATGTCTCATCGTCGAGTCCCTCGATGACGAATGTCTCGACGGCTGTGTTGGCTTCGATGATGGCGAGGAGACGGTGCTGACCATCGAGCAGTCGCCCTGTACGGGAGATGCGGATGGGGTCACCAGTGAGTTTCCACTGTCCACGCTTCATCTGCGTTGCGTAGTTGTTGACACGGTTCTTGCGAACGGTGCGGTTGTCTTGGTTACTGATGAGAAGAGTGCGAGCCATGTCAGGTGTTACCTTGACGATGCCCACACTCGGTTGGCTGTGCTTGTTCATGACAGGAATAGTAGGGGAAGGAAATAGAGAACGCAACCTTTACCTGACATCTTTTCTCAAAATCTCCTGAACTAGCAGGAAACCCTTGCCAGAGTTGCCTTTCATATTCAGAAAAATCTTGACGAACGAGTTGTGAGAGGCTCTCGGAACGGTGTATCTTGTCGGATAAATCCAACAGAAACGGAGAAAGTCATGGCACATGACCTAGAAATGAAGAAAGACGGAACTGCCAAGTTCGCCTACGCAGGTGAAAACGGCATTCCATGGCACAGGCTCGGAAAGCGCATGAAGGGGCTACAAACACTCGACACCATGCTGTCCGCAGCCGAGGCTGACTACGAAGTCCGCCTTACCAAAGTTGCGTCAATCGACGACGACGGCAACCTCATTCTCGACTCGGCGGGCAACCCCGTCATCATCGAAGACAGTCGAGCAACCATCAGGGTGAACGCGGACGGGACTATGGACGACCTGTCAACCGTTGGTACCCGCTACGAAGTTCGCCAGAACATGGAAGTGGCTGAACGTGCGCTCGCAGTTGTTGGCGCATCAGGAGGAGATGCTGTCATCGACACGGCTGGTGTTCTTGCCGACGGTCGCAGGTTCTTCATGACTGTCGACCTTGGAAGCCTTGTCATTGACCCGATGGGTGTGAATGACCGCATCGCTCGCTACCTCGTGGTATCAACTGGACACGATGGCGTGTGGCCAATCCGTTACGCAAACACCGACATCCGTGCGGTGTGTAACAACACAGTCATCATGGGTCTGCGTGAAGCAGAGCGTGTGTTCACCGCTCGACATACCCGTAACGTCGACACGGCACTTGAAGATGCTGCCGAGGTCTTGCGCATCTCGACCGACTGGGCAAAGCAGTTCAAGGTGACAGCAGAGAAGATGCTGAGCATTCCTGTTCCTGCGTCAAGCGCAAACATCGACAAGGTGTTGAACAAGGTGTTCCCCGTGAAGTCGGGAGAGACCGAGCGTCAGAAGAACAACCGTGAAGAAGTGAACGCACTCATTCGTGGCATTTACGGCAACGAGCGCAATGCGAAGAACTACGGCTACAACGGCTGGTCGATGTACAACTCAGTCGTGGAATACCTTGACCACTGGCGCAAGGGAACCGCAGAAGACCGAGCACAAGCGTCGATGGACGACAACTCGTGGGTGACACGAGCAAAGTTGGTCACGCAACAGGCAGTGTTGTCGCTCGCATAGGGCGTACAATGAGGGGCGGTGGTAGCAGATGCGCTATCACCGCCCTTTTGATTTGTGGGTGGCACAGCATGGCTGATGATGATTTGTACTCATTCGATGACGGTGATGGTGACTGGTTCGTCAACGGAGAGAAAGACCCAAAGACAGAAGCACAACGCTTGTTCGAGCGTTTGATGCGAGAAGGTCGTGTACCTGAACTTCTATTCCGAGGAACATTTGCTCGTCATGTCGTCGACGGCATCTACGAAATGTTTGGTGACGATGCGCTACTCGAACTTCTCGTCGCAATCGACAGGAAGGGTCGCTGGGAAACCGAAATCATTGCCGAGCAAGCAGACGTCGACAACATCTTGATGGCGAAGTACGGGGCTTTCGACGACGAGATGTGGGAGAAGATTCAGGACACCAACGCGTGGAAAGAACTCCATCGCGAAGTATTCGATGTTTCAAAAAAGTGGATTGAAACTGCGATTGACGAAGTAATGAACCAGCACTAAAATGTGTCTGGGTCTGGCGTGATGGTGCAGGTGACGACGCCGTTCGAGACCGAGATGACTTCGAAGCCCAAGTCTTCAAGGATTACGTCCGCAACTTCGACGAGATTGTCACGCATCTCAATCATTTGCTCACGGGAAAGATTTTCCTCACCCTCGCCCTCGATAGCGAACTCCAACAGGATGTCCCTCAGGGTTTGTAGCGACTTCAAGCGGGCTTCCGCCTTTGACCAGTTTTTCTTAGATGCCATGTTGGTGAGTGTAGCGGTTTCTTCGCAAAGGTGCTAGGGTTAGTCCCGCTGATAACGGATTACATGAGTCGAGGAGGCTAAATATGTCAGCATCGGATACAACACTAATCGGGAACCTCACGAGTGACCCCGAACTTCAGTTCACTACTGGTGGCGCAGCGAAACTTTCGTTTTCCATCGCAGTGAACTACTACTGGAATGACCAGGCTGGCGAACGTCAGGAGAAGACATCCTTCTTCAACATCGTCGCATGGCGTCAGTTGGCAGAAGACGGGGCTTCCGTACTTGCGAAGGGCAAGCGTGTCGTCGTGACTGGTCGTCTCGAACAGCGCACGTACGAAACGAAGGAAGGCGAGAAGCGTTCGGTCGTCGAACTCATCGCTGATGACATCGCTCCGTCGGTCAAGGGCTTGGAGAGCGTGGAGTGGAAGGCTCGCAAGGACGCTGACGGTGGCGCACCTGCTCGCAAGTCTGCCCCAGCCCGTAGGTCTGCGCCAGCACAGCAGGACGACGAACCGTTCTGACCATAAAGACCCAACAGAGAGTGGGTCATGGAACGAAAAAAAGGGGCGGTCACCATCACGGCGACCGCCCCTTTGGTTTTCCTGATTACAGGTCGGGGTTGAACCACTCCCAAGTTCCGTCAAGGTCAAGAACGATGTCCTCAGGGGCATTACAGGTCGTGAGGTCTACTGCCGTTCCGTTCCAGTTCCAAGTGAAGTCACGGTTCACGGTGACATCACACATTGGCTTACCGTTGTCATTCAGAATGACGCTGAGTTTGCCGATGCCAACGCCGAACATCGTGATGATGATGCCCCAAAAGACCCATCGGACGACTTTGCGAACGATTGCTCGCACGATGTAGTAGGTGTTTGTGTGGTATGTGTTAGTAGCCATGTAGATAAGGGTAATGGTAGATGAAACCATTGTCAAGCATTTCGGAGAAAAAAAATGAGCAATCTTAGAGAGGCGATAGGCGAACCCGCCGTCACCCAAATCATTGAGGCAGGCAGTCGGGCGTATGCCGACCCCGAAGTCCAAGCGTCCCTGCCCCCGCTGAGCATCCGCCAAGCCATCATCGACGACACCGACACCGACGAGACCGTCGAGTGGTACAACGCCCAACGGGGCTTGCAGGTTCGTGCTGAAGAAGTCAAGAAGATGCTCGAACCAGCGACCAGAACGATGGCTTTGGCGGGCGAAATCCCGTCGTGGATGACCCAAAAGTGGGCTCAAAACATCTTTTTTGACTGGGGTGTTGGGCTCGAACGTGCCGTCGAGGAGGCTGAGGAATGGCTCAGGAAGACGACGACCGCATAAGTCGCAAGGCAGCCCCGCGTAGGGCTGTCATCGAAATTGTGAAGACGGGCTCGTGGGGGCGCATCGAGTACCGACATCGCCTCGATTGCGGGCACACCGAGGTGAGAAAACGGGCTTCTGCGACCCAAGTTATGTCTTGTACCTGGTGTGTTGTTGCGGAAAGAAAGGATTCTGAACTCCGCACGCTGGTGCAAACCCCAGTTCGAGACGTCCTCCTCAACGTGGCGGACATCATCGACGATAACTTCGCTGAAGACACCGTGGCTGACGAGGATGCGAACCGCATGCGTGCGGGGCTCTCAGCAAGGCTGGGTATCCCAGTGGAGTCAATCGACGTGATTCTGGAAGACGTGGACGGAAGTCTTCAGGTTCAGTACGCTGTCGTGTTCCTCGATGTGGCATCAGCCCGTCGGCTGAGTGGCATTGACGGATAAATCAAAACAAGAGTTGTGTCTGACAGATACAGGTGGTAGAGTGAACCAAATGAAGGTACTAACAAGCGAAGAGGCAAGTGCCCAATACAAGAAGGACATTCGTGCCCTCATCGAGAAGTACGGTGACGCAACCGCAGTCCCACGAGATGAGTGGTTCTTTGTAGGCGAGACTCATAGGGCTCACAACTGTCTCATTATCAACCCGTCATGGACGGTCGAGCAGGTCGTTGCCCACTACTCCATTGACCGCCGTGTCGCAGAGCAGTTGTTCGGCATCGAGAGGGACGAACTGCTTGCTCGCAAGACGAAGCGTTCGGACAAATACGACAAGTTGATGAAGTGGTGCGATGAGAATGTGCTGGCGCAGGTGACCCCTAATGAACTTGCCGAGGTCGGGGAAATCTCCTACCAGACAGCACTCAAGTACATCGCTGACAACCCCAATAACTTCCGTAAAGTCACCCGTGGACGTTACGAAATCCGTGACCCAAAGTCTGATAGACAGGCTGAAAAGAAGAAGGCGGAACAGGAGTGATGGTGCTCAGCATGTTGTTCGGACTGATACTCGGTCTGATACTCGCAATCATTGTTGTCGGTGCGTGCGTGTACGGCATGGTCGTCCATCTTGTTCCCGCCGAAGAAGTAGAGATGTTCGTTCGTGAAGTACGCATAGCAATCCGTCGATACAACAGGCGCAAGACAAAAAAGTCTTGACATCAAGTAGGTGTTGAGACAACACCACTTGTACACTCCTCCCCACACACAATACGGGAGGGGGAGAGCGTGACACCCACGCCTCAAAGCAATGAGATACCTGATTTCAGCCAAGCGTCGTGTAAAGGGAAGCCAACCGACTGGTGGTACCCATCGACTCCGCCAACGCGGGAAAACCTCACCAACGCAGTAAACGCTAAACGCATCTGTCGGGACTGCCCGATACAAGAAGAATGTTTGACGTACTCGTTGAGATGGGAACCAGTCGGTATCTGGGGCGGATTCGCAGAAGCAGACCGCCATCAACTTCGCAAGAAGCGCAACATCATCAGCGCACGACCAGTTGGTGGTGTACGAACATCACGCAAACCGATTGTTGAGGTAACACGATGAACATCAAAGTATTTGACGGCTTTGTGCGCTTGGACAGCGCAATGGCAGATGACCTTTCTGTCGTCAGGTCGGCAAGAGTTTCGTTCGCCAAAGATGCCGATTCACTCGGTTCTGCCGAAATCGGTCTTATCAAGTTCCTTATGCGAGAGCGACATGGAACTCCGTTCGAACATAACGCATTTCGCTTTCATGTCAAGTGCCCGCTGTTCGTCGCACGTGAGTGGTTCCGACATCGCATCGGCTCATACAACGAGTTCTCTGCCCGTTACTCGGAAGTCCCGAATGACTTCCACACCCCAGACCAAGCGCACATCCGCACGCAAGTGGGCAAGCCTGGCGCATACACATTTGAGCCACTCGACGACGTAACAAGCGCATCTGTTGTTCAGACAATCGAGGGCATGAACGAGAAGGCGTACACGACTTATCAGTATCTTCTTGACCGTGGAGTTGCCAAAGAGGTCGCACGCATGGTGTTGCCAATGTCGATGTACACACAGTTCTACTGGACGGTGAACGCACGGTCGTTGATGAACTTCCTCAGCCTCCGCACCGACGGCAATGCCCAGTTCGAGATTCGAGAGTACGCACGTGCTGTCGAGGAAATCTTCGCTGCGCAGATGCCAGAGACTTGTGCGGCATGGCGGGACTTCGGTAAGGTCTGTCCATGACATCCGAATACGTCGAACGCTTCCTCGAAAACCTCAACGGGGTACGTGAGACTGGTGACGGCTGGGCGGCACGCTGCCCATGCCGAAACGATGATGACAATCCGTCATTGTCGGTGACCGAGGGCGATGATGGTCGTGTACTCGCCATCTGCCACAGAGGTTCTCCTTGTAATTTCCCTACTATCTGCCAATCTATGGGCATCCGAATTCAGGACACAATGCCACACAAAGAAGAGTTTCTCGCTAAGAAGAAATCCAAACTCACTCTCGTAAAGACTTACGACTACCACGATGCTGATGGGACGCTGTTGTTCCAGAAGTTGAGGTACATCGACGAGGACAACAAGAAGACATTCCGCCAACGCAAGCCCGACGGAGCAGGTGGCTGGGAGTATTCACTGGGCTCGACGCCGAAGGTGCTGTACAACCTCCCCGCTGTGCTTGCTGCGAAGTCCCGTGGGGACCGCATCTTCCTCGTCGAGGGAGAGAAGGACGCTGATGCGCTCATCGAGAAAGGCGTCATCGCAACGACGATGCCAGGTGGCGCAGGAAAGTGGCTTGACATCCACAACGAAGCACTCGCAGGTGGAATCGTTGATGTAATCGCTGATAACGACCAAGTTGGTTTGGAACACGCCGCTCGTGTTATGGAAGAACTCCGCAAAGTCGGTTGTACTGTGCGTGGGTGGCGGTCATCTATCGGTAAAGATGTGTACGACCTGCTCGCTGGCGGTGGTTCATTCAAGGATTTGCTTCCGTTAGATGAAGCACCTCAACCTGACAACACCATGATAGAGGTTGTTGTACCCGAAAGTCAAGTCGAAGATGAAGAAGATGACGAATCTGCTGGCATCATCGAAGACCTCCGCAAACTGTTCGAACGTGACATCCCGTTCCAGACGAAACTCAACCGTGCGTCGCTGCTCATCGCCTCGGCGGGAGTAACCGATACTCGTGATGCGGGACGTCTGGTCGACTGGGGTGAATTCATCAAGGAGAGCGACGACGACTCGTACGACTGGGTGATTCCTGGTGTGCTTGAGCGGCAGGAACGTGTCATCGTGGTGGCTGCCGAAGGCGTTGGCAAGACGATGCTTGCTCGTCAGGTCGCAATCTGCTCGGCTGCTGGCATCCAACCGTTCACTCGTCAGAAGATGAAGCCCATCAGGACGCTGACTATTGACTTGGAGAACCCAGAACGCATCATCAGGCGAACATCAAGGGTCATTGTCCAGAATGCCCGTGCGCTTGGGTACTCGAAAGACCTACAGGCACACCTCCTCATCAAACCATCTGGTCTCGACCTACTAAAGGCATCAGACAGAAAAATCATTGAGGACGCAATCGAACAGGTCAAGCCCGACCTCTTGCTGATGGGACCGCTGTACAAAGCATTTATCGACCCAGGTAGTCGTACACCTGAGTCCATCGCAGTCGAGATAGCCAAATACCTTGACATGGTTCGTGATGTGTACGGCTGTGCGCTGTGGCTCGAACACCACGCACCACTCGGCTCCTCGATGGCGTCACGTGACCTCCGCCCGTTCGGTAGTGCTGTGTGGTCCCGCTGGCCAGAGTTCGGTCTCGCCCTTACACCAGACCCGACCAACCCAGACGGCTTCGTCTACGAGGTCAACCACTTCCGTGGAGCACGAGACCAGCGTCATTTCCCGACAAAGATGAAGCGTGGGACGTACTTCCCCTTCGAAAGCCTTGAATTCGCTAAAGTTGACTAGACAATAAAAGGTTGGTATTATGACCACAGGCAAAGGATTATCAAGAGAGTTCCTTGCTGAACGAGACCTCCGTATCTTCAAGATGCGTCAAGCAGGTCTTTCTGTTCAAGAAATCGCACGACGTTTCTCGATTACCACCAATGCGGTGACTTCGGCTGTCCGACGGCAGTTGGAAAAAATGAACCGAGAAGCACTGATGGCGTACCCAGAAGTTCTTCGCATGGAACTCGAACGCCTCGATGCCCTTCAGACGTCAATCTGGCCACTCACTCAGCATCGTAAGGTCACGATGGACGACGGGACTGAGGTGAGCGTCGAGCCAGACCTCAAGGCGATTCAGCAGGTTTTGAGCATCATGGACCGACGTGCCAGGCTTTTGGGCATGGAGCAGACAAATGTCAGCCTCCAAGTCGAGCAGGTGGGGTCGGAACACAGGGCTGTCCTCGCTGGTGCCATCACTTCATCGGTCAAAGACGAGTTCTCACCCGAGGCAGAAGCCCGTAAGTTGCTTGAAATCATGGGCAAAACAGGAGTTCTTCCCGAGAATACGGTCAACGAACTGCTGGGTGAGCCCACGAATGCTCTCCCTGCGGCTAGTGTCGTCGATGTAGAGATGGAGGACATCGATGAGTGACGAACTGGAAGCCCCGATGGAGGAAGACAACATCGAGGCGGCTATGGACAAGGTGGCGGAGGGACTCGAACCCACCCGTGTGCCCGCTGGCTCCTCGAAGGCTGGCGACCCTGCATCCAAGCAGGTGTTGATGCGTGCATCCGAGGCAGACCATGCCCGTTGGAAGGCTGCTGCCGAGAAGCAGGGTGTCTCGATGGCAGAGTTCATGCGTGCTGCCTGCAACGAGAAGGCAACATCATTGCTTGACTGCGCTCACCCGACCAATCAGATTCGTTACTACCCGTGGGCTGTCACATGTCTTGCTTGCGGTACACGCTTGCGTGAGAAGCGTGACGTGTTCTCGACGAATACCCCTAAAACACCGAAAAAGCCGAAGAAATGAGAAATCCCCGTCGGAACCTACATCCGACGGGGATTATCTACTAGCCGTTCACACCATACATGGTGTTTTCGTATTTGTCAACTCCGCTTGAACCACGCAATGATGCGGTTGCGAAGGGCAGGACTCTTGACATCGTTCATCTTGATGACAGTGTTGGTCGTTGACGGAACTGAAGCCGTTGTTTCATACGGCGTGAAATCCACTGTGTAGGTGAAAGACGACGAACCCGATGTGGATGTCGTGTTGACAATCGCCTTTGTTGCTCGCTTGCGAGGCTCAGCCTTCTTGACTGGTGCCTTCTTTGCTACAGCCTTCTTGGTTGGAGCCTTCTTGGCTACTGCTTTCTTTGCCGTTGCCTTCTTGGCGGTCGCCTTCTTGACTGGGGTTTTGTCGCCCGTCGCCTTCTTGGCAGCCGCTTTCTTGGCTGGCGTCTTCTGGGTGGTGGTCTTCTTGGTTGCCATTCCCAGAACAGTAGTCGGGACTGCTGGTAGCGCGGCGGAACGGGTTCCCTGAGGAGCAGGCTGCGTGCGGCTAGCCTTCGGTCGTGGCACGAGACAAATACGATTCGCCCCTCGATAAGGTCGGGCTTTCAGTAAAGTCTGCGATGGCTGCCAAATCGTTGAGCGTCAAAGAGATGGGCATCGGTGAAGATTTGTCATTCAACCTACTTGGTTGGAAAGGCGACGAACTTATCGTTATTTCCCAGTTGGCGCAGAAGTACATGACCATTGACCCACAGGAACGGTTCCGTCGTGTGGCTGATTGCGCTGTTGTTCTTCGCAAAGGTTGGGGAGTAGACGCATTCACGTTGATGGCGGAGGGGTACCAGTCGAGCGACCCGTCCAGAACACGTGGGATTCCCCTCCCTCTGGCGTACATACAGATTGATAGTCCCGTCACGGAGTGCCTGACCTTCACCCATGTCGAGAGCGACCTGATGATGCTGGTGACCGTGCCGTACAAGCAGACCGTCGGACGCAAGGTGGTGTACTCAACCCCACAGATACATGAGAACACGGTGGCTTTGAGGGATGCGGCTTACCCCATGATGTTCTCGGATGTGTTGGAGAATGCGACACCCGTAGAGGATTTGCCCGTAGATGAGGAGGAGTTCTACGACACCCTCGTGCGTGGGCTGGAAGAAATCGGATTTTTCACAGCCTGTCAGTAGACGGCTTCCCTTCCGATGGGTACAACATACCAAATGCTGACGCGGATGTCAAGTGCTGGCTGACTACCCGCAGTCACTCGACGGCACGTACGACTCGACGAACTGGGTCTTCACACCAGATGCGGGGTGCGCTAGGGTAAAGCCATGCGGGACTATCATGGTGCATGGGAAAAAAGAAGAAGTCCTCAGGTGACCGCAGCGGCAGCCGCACACGCATCAACCCCCTCACGGGTGCAGTCGAAACTGTCGCTGGCACACGAAGTGGCAAGAAGCGTCAAACTCTTCCACCTGGACATCCACTCCGAACGCATGACCTCAAACCCGCAGGGTCAAAACAAAAGCGTCACCAAGAACTGATGAACAGGAACAAACAAGACTGATGAAGAAAATGGTGGACATCGCAGGTCGGGTAGCCCTCGGAGTCATCGGCATCACAGGCATCACGTTCACGCTCGTGATGGCGTACCTGCTCGCACCGAACTGGGATGATGACAGTCTCGATAAGTCCCGCCACTGGGAGTGACCATGCGCCGTTTCGTCGGCAACATTGACTCCATCAAGACAGCCACCCTCATCACAATCGAGTACGACCTCGGCTTCGGCGTGTACACCAAGATGGACACGCAACTCATACACCCCTCCACACACGAACCGATGTTCGTCAAGGAGAAAGGGTACGGCAAGACATCGCATCAGTTCATTGCTGACTGGCGTACACGCAACATTCGTGTAGACATCGACGTGCTCATGTACGACAGACAGCGTGCGTACGGCATCGTCATGTCACCCGTAGGCTCTCTCAACCAACTGTTGATAGATGAGGGCTACGTCATTGACGAGGTAGATAAGCGTCAGTCACGGCTCATCGTGCCTAGTGACATGAACGCAGAGGTCAAGGACATCATTGTCTCTGACCCCTTTACTGATGACACTACATGGCTGATGCCACGTAAGTCCTTCTAGTAACCCGTAGGTCACCCGTGAGGCTTGCGTCGCCTCTTGCTACGACCTTTGTAGGTGACGTAGATGTATGCGACTTTGTCCTTAGGGTCGCACTGTGAGAGTTCTTTGATGAGGTCTTCGACTGTCATGGCTTGTCCTTCGTTAGTAGGTATGGGTACATCATACACATAGTGTGTAGTGATGTCAAGTCATTCACCCGTAACGTCACCCGTGGGCTCATCAGAGAAACACCATGCGTAACGGCAACACCTCTCCTCACGAGGCGTGTTGTCATTGTGCGCAGGGTGACCACCATCGAACCGCTGACGCAGACGCTCAGGAAAGAACTCCAACAGCATGACAACACAGTCATGGCACAGGTTCCACACGAACTTACGTGTGTGTTCCTCTGTCATAGGGTCTGTGAACATACCGTATCCACCTTCCCAAATGAGGGTGATGCCATTATCTGTTTGATGGAAGCAGATAGGGAATGAGGCTTCGATTTCGTCTTCATACACGAAACCATTTTCTGTACGAGTGCGATGCCAAAACTCAGGTGGCATTGGGGTTTCACATCTGTCGCACCTAAGCCAATCGGCTTTCGTGTAATGCTTTGTTTCTGTCACGACCTGTACTGTACAGGGTAGACAAGCATTTGTCAACACATTTCCTGACATTTTTCTGGGACGAGTGGCTCGACATCAAGGCGATGGCATCGACGACATCGAGCACGTGCGACGACAGGCATTACCCCTACCCCATGAGGGGGTGCTGCGGGGCTTTCGGGAACACGTCTGTGGGTGTGGGGGAATACACGACAGTGCTTATAGTCCCATTCCATATAGATTTATCCAATGTCAGGTCGGTTCAGGGGGTTTAGCAGGTTTCGGTCTAGGAGTCTTGTTTTTCCTGTTTGGTCGTATGAGGCTGGTTGGGCTAGTTCCCATGCTTCGTCGTATTCTTTCCAGCCCCAGATGTGTACTTCGCGAAATTCTGGTGGTTCTGCGTATGCGGCGAATAGGACTAGTCCTTTGCCTACTTGGTGTTGGCGTACGGCTACGTTGTTTTGGGTGCGTACTCGTCTGACTTCGATGTTGGTGCCGACGTCTGGCAGGTTTCTGTATTTGGCGTGTTCTGTTTTGTGCCATACGTGTCCTGACCAGTAGCGGTTTGTTGCTTTGGCTACTGCTAGTTCGCAGATGGCGGAGGCGACTTGTGCGGTTCGGTCGTCTTCCATGAGTTCTTTTTTGTAGTGGGGGGCGTCGTGTTTTTCCCAGTTGGCGGCGAATCGGGCAATGCCGATGTTGCAGGCGTGGATGTATTCCCATGGTTCTAGTGCAATAAGCATGGTTGGAGCATATCGGTTGTTGACAAGCGTGCTTGCACTCGTGTAGTTTCAAGGGCTGTATGAGTTTTGTTGATGTGCGGTTGTCTGCTGACGAGGTCGCCAAGTGTGTGGCGTTTACTGATTTGGTGTGGGCGAATAAGACGGAGTTCGGTGTTGTTGACCGTAAGTTCGATAGGAATAATTCGTCGTACAGTGTGTCGTTGATGGGGAAGTTGGGCGAGGTTGCCGCATGCAATGTGTTTGGCGGTGAACTCGATTGGTCTGTTTCGCCGTCTGGGGATGATGGTTCTGATACCTATTTGGATGGTATGTCTGTTCAGATTAAGACTTCGACGAGACCTTTGCTGATTTTCAATGATGCGGGCTGTTTTTCGTCGGATTCCGCAATTTTGGTGCAGTTATTGGGTGACCGTAATTGCCCTGAGTCGTCTGAGAGTGTGTGGCGGGTGTGGGGGATTGTGTCGCGTGCGCGGTTCATGCGTTTGTGTTATGAGCATGATTTCGGCTACGGGGTGCGTCTGGTGCTCGATAGGGAGCATGTGACGGGTGTTGAGGCGTACCGTTTGATTGGAGCCCGTTCTCGGGATTGAACCGAGGACCAACCGCTTACAAGGCGGACGTTCTGCCACTGAACTAAACGGGCGTGTCGGAAAACAGCAGAGCCCTCTACCTATCCGTGAAGATGGTTGACAACGTCACCCACGGAAGTGAAAGTTTCAGTAGAGCGTAGCCCTGTTGTTTTCCTGAGAGCACAGCCTCGTCAACTAGACCGTGTTCTTTGTCCCCGTGTGGGAGTCGAACCCACGACTTCCATCCATCGTCATGGGCAGGAAGCGTTCCATCAGCACGGGGTAGAGAGAGGGTCTGACTTACCCACATTTCTGAAGGCACTCTCTCTAGTTATGTTCAGGAAGAATTTGGGTTTGACAATTACGCTAGTCCCATGCAACTAGCCACCTGATGAGAAGAAACCTAGCGCTTGGACTTAAGGATTGTGACTACTTTCTAGAATTTCGTCTATCCAAGCCGAAGCCGCAACCAGAGGCGCTAGGCATAACTCTATGTTTTTCGTCCGAACGGCAGGATTTGAACCTGCGACCCTCTGGTCCCAAACCAGATGCGCTACCAAACTGCGCTACGTTCGGTCGTCTTTTTTCCAGAGTTTCACGTTTCGGATGTACACGCCGATGTAGGCGAGTGAGCCGATGATGAAACCGTATGTTCGTGTTTGTAGTGCGAAGACTATCCAGAGGCATTCCATGATGATGAGCCAGAGGAAGGCTTCCCATCTTTTTTTGCCGACGAAGTACATGCCGATGATGCCCATGCATGCGAGCATCCACGACCATTGGAGTGGTGTCATTTTATTTTACACGAAGTGTTTGACGATGGATACTGTTGCGAGGATGACCCATGCGACGTTGAACAGGATGATGGTTGGCAGTGTTTTGACCGTTGACGACCAAATGAGCGCGATGCTCGATATGACTGCGAAAATGTAGAGCCACCAGAACTGTTGTCCGAAGAGCAGTCCTGGAAAGATGATGGCGATTTTAGTTGCGAATCCCCATGCTTCGACCGTGTTGGCGCGCGTCCAATAGGACTTTGCGCTCATTGTTTTGACTGCTGTGCGGATTTTGCTGAAGAAGATGGCAATGTTTTTCATTAGTTTGTTGCTGCGTCGATGAACCACTGGTTTTCAGGGCACAAGTTAACGATAGCAAGGCGGGTGAGTCGTCCGACTGCTGTACCGTCTGCGCCTGACTTGATTGCCATGTCGAGGAGGTCGTTGATGGTCATGCCTTCGTCGATGGCTCCGCATGTGGCGTAAGCGAAGTCGATGACCCACTTTTTGCCCATGTCGTTGAGGATGGTGGCGTCTTCGTTGAGGATGTCGTTGATGTATGTGTCGACGCCGAGTGTTGGGGTAACGACGGGTGGTCGTGTTGTTGCGACAGGCTGCTGGATGACGACTGTGCGTTCTCCGCAGGCTGCGAGGGCTAGTAGGGGTAGGGCTAGTAGTGCTTTGCGCATTGTTTGTTCCTTTGTTCTTTTGGTGATGCTAGCGGATGGGTGCTGAATTTTACAACGCGCTAGTGGCTGCGTTTAGATTTATCTGAAATAACTATAGGGCTGTACGAAAGAGCAAAAACTTCGACGCCTGCGGCGTCCAAAAACTGTTTGACGTCTCCCCATTGGGCGTACGCTTCGTCCTTGTTGCAGACCAGTCTGGCTATCCCCGCGCTGGCGATGAGTTTCGCGCACCCCATGCAAGGCGGTCCATTCACCACGAGCGTCGCCCCAGACCGTTGCGCTGGGTCAGACCACAGCAGAGCGCCCGCTTCTGCGTGCTGAGCGATGCAGTTATCGTAGTTGCTGCCGTTCGCTGCGTTCTCGTGGAGTCTCGGGCAGTGCCCTTCGTTGCAGTGTGGCATCCCTGATGGGGAGCCGTTGTAACCGAATCCGATAACACGCTTATTGGGGGCAAGCACGACTGCGGCATATTGGCGTTTCGCACAAGTTGAAAAGGTTTTTGCCAAGGTCTCCAGCGAAGACAACCACTGGAGTTCGTGTTTCATGACAATCATGTCTTTGTTCTATCAGAAATTACGTACACGCAGGTTTGCTTCACGAAACCTGATGCGATTCATGTAGCCCGCATATTCAACTGCTCGACGAGCGTGCCGTTTGAATTTATACGGAATTGACCGCTGGTAGACGCCATCTTTATAAATATCGACGCGCCAGCCCCTCATGAATTTTCCCTTGATGATGTACGTGGGCTTCAGCATCGACTTGATGCGTTGTGCTATCTCCTCGGGGGATGAACCGTCGCGAAGCGACATGTTGATGTTTATCGAAAGGTCATCATTCATCATTTTGCTCCTTCGTCAAGCACAGCCTGATGGTAGTCGTGCCATGCGCCCAACCACGCCTCGTTGGTACTTTTGTCCCACGGTTCGCGGAACTCGTCAATCTGTTGTTCAGCGCCGTGAATAAGGTTGGTTGCAATTGTGCGCCAGCGTTTTACGTCTGCTCGCATCTTGTCAAACATCGCTTTCAGGGCGTGGAAGTTGTCGTCTGCGTCCTTGAGTTCTGCTCGCAGCCGCCCAATCTCAAGCATCAAGAGGTTTGCCTCGTTGCCCTCTGCATCCAGAGCAGAACGCAGACGTTCGATTTCGTTCAGTAGTTCACCAATTACCCAGCATGTATGGTGCCCATGCTCGGCACGGTTATCCATTCCAGTATGCGACAACCCCTTGGGACATAGCATCAGTTCTGCTTCCGAAATGGCTTCTTCAATGTACTCACTCATCACGTACCGCTTCATGCGTCAGTATTCCAACGGGGTGCAAGAATGAACCAAGTCGAGCCACTTCAGCCCGTAGGCGTTCAATCTCAACAACGGCTTCAAACACCGTTACGCGATTCTGTCCAGCATCACCGTATGGGCTTAGGCTGAAGCCGACATCCCGTAGTCGGGTCACAATGTCATCACTCACCATGCACCACCAACGGGTCAGGGAACTGGCAAGCAATCTCATCAGGGACGACCACGCTTGGGGCGTTTTGGCACAGATACTCGGCAAGGGCACGCCAGCGGTCACGGTCTGCCCGTAGGCGTTCAATCTCATCCATCGCCTCTTGAACTTCACGAGCCATAATCGGATTGCCCATCAACACTTCTCGCAGTTCCCGTAGTCGGGTGACAATGTCATCAGCCTGAATCGCTTTACGCTTAGCCTCTGATTTGCTTGTCATACATGTGCCTCCATGCTTGGTATCCACAAACTGGTTTGTGTTATCCATTTCGTGAAAAGTGGGTCTGGTGGGGCTCGAACCCACAACTAATCGGTTAAAAGCCGAGTACTCTGCCAGTTGAGTTACAGACCCT